CATGGCATATTTACATTTAGAATGGTATGAATAATGACTTTAAAAAAACATCAAAATCCTAAAGGTGGCTTAAATGAAGCTGGAAGAAAGTATTTTGAAAAAAAAGAGGGCGGAAATTTACAAGCACCACTCAAGAGCGGTACTAATCCTAGGCGTGTGTCTTTTGCTGCTCGCTTTGGTGGAATGGATGGTCCGTTGGTAGATGAAAAAGGTAGACCCACAAGATTAAAGCTAGCATTAAAAGCTTGGGGATTTGGCAGTAAAGAAGCAGCTAAAAACTTTGCAAACAGAAATAAGAAAGATTAAATATGGCAGAAATGATGAGATTATCCGCAGAGGATGTTTTAAAGCGACACGACAAAGCGCTTACTAAAAAAGAAGATTTTAGAAACTTATACGAAGAATGTTATGAGTTTGCATTGCCACAACGTAATCTTTATGATGGTTACTATGAAGGCAAAGTAGGTGGTCAAAAGAAAATGAATCGTGTATTCGATTCTACAGCTATTAACTCTACACAAAGATTTGCTAATCGTATGCAGTCTGGTATATTCCCGCCACAACGTAAATGGTGCAGATTAGAGCCAGGACCAGATATTCCTGAAGATCGTAAAGAAGAAGCACAAGCTGCGTTAGATATTTACTCAGATAAATTATTTGCAGCACTTAAGCAATCTAACTTTGATATTGCGATTGGTGAGTTTTTACTTGATCTATCTGTAGGTACTGCTGTGATGATGGTACAGCCAGGTGATGATATTAATCCACTTAACTTTATTCCTGTGCCACAATTCTTAGTATCATTTGAAGAAGGTGCAAATGGTCAAGTAGACAATGTGTATAGACGCATGCGTCTCAAAGGCGAGTCTATTATGCGTCAATGGCCAGATGCAGTTATTCCAGAAGATCTACAAAAGAAAATAGATCAAAAGCCAACAGAAGATTTAGAGTTTATTGAAGCTACTTTATTAGATCAAAAGCGTGGTGACTATTGCTACCATGTGATTCATAAAGAATCTAAGACAGAGCTAGTCTATAGACGTATGGTAGAAAGTCCATGGATTGTATCACGCTATGCAAAAGTAGCGGGTGAGATTTATGGTCGCGGTCCATTGATTACTGCATTGCCAGACATCAAGACACTTAACAAAACATTAGAGCTATTACTTAAAAATGCATCATTAGCTATTGCTGGCGTATATACCGCAGCAGATGATGGCGTATTAAATCCTAATACAGTGAAAATTATACCTGGCGCTATTATTCCTGTAGCACGTAATGGTGGCCCACAAGGTGAATCATTGAAACCATTGCCAAGAGCTGGTGACTTTAATGTATCTCAAATCATTATGAATGATTTACGCATGAGCATTAAGCGTATTTTATTAGATGAGTCTTTGCCACCAGACAACATGTCAGCACGTTCAGCTACGGAAGTGGTAGAGCGAATGAAAGAGTTATCACAAAACCTAGGATCAGCTTTTGGCAGACTTATAAATGAAACTATGATACCATTAGTGACTAAGATTTTAAGAGTGATGGATGAGCGTGGTCTTATTGATCTACCTCTTAAAGTCAATGGTCTTGAAATTAAAGTGTCAGCAGTTGCACCATTAGCTATGGCTCAAAGTATGGAAGATGTGCAGAACGTATTGCAATATGCACAGATCGTACAACAAGCTGGACCAGAAGCTCAGATGACATTAAAGACTGATGCTATGATGGACTTCATTGCTGAGAAGTTAGGTATCCCACAAAAGATACGTAACACTCAAGAAGAACGTATGATATTAACTCAACAAATGGCAGAAGCTGCACAACAAATGGCGCAACAAAATCCAGAAATTGGTACTGGCGGAGATACTGATAAAAAGATTTTAGATATGCTTAGTAAAGATTAACAATGAAAGGCTTGACTAAATGCGCGATGAAGTAGCTCGTGCGCTTGCCGCTAGAGCATTAGAAGTTGCACAAATAACAAAAGCTCAACAAGGCCCTAAAGGTGATAAAGGTGACGCAGAAAAAGGCGACAAGGGTGATAAGGGCGATAAAGGCGATAAAGGCGATATTGGTCCGATAGGGCCACAAGGTATTGCTGGACAGTCTATTATTGGTCCAAAAGGTGCTAAAGGCGATAAGGGCGACAAAGGCGATAAGGGAGACCAAGGTGACCGAGGGGAAAAAGGTGACCAAGGTGATCGTGGTGAACGTGGACCTCAAGGCTTACAAGGGGCTAACGGGTTAAAGGGTGATATTGGCCCAATGCCGAAGCACGAGAAAAAAGGTTTAATGCTCCGCTTTGAAAAAGAACCTGGAGCATGGGGTGAGTGGATCATCATGCCTACCAGTGGTGGCGGTGGTGGCGGTCGAGATGACAAACTTACAGATCGTCAAGAAGAGTTAGTTGCTATTGCCGATGCCTACAAAAATAATATCAATCCATTTCCAGATGCTACAGTCAATCTATCTAGTCCAACTCCTATTGGTGATGTTACACCTAATACAGGTGCATTCACATCTGTCACCACACCATCTGTTACAGCAACAACTAATAACTTAACATTAAGTGCTATTAGCACAGGTAATGTTAATTTAGCTACATTAGGTGGCACACAGTTTAAAGCAATAGAAGCTACAGGTTCTGTAAATGTATGGAATGTTCGTGGTGGTGATGGTTCTACAACAAGCCCAAGATTTACTACAGAAGGCACAGGAACAAATATTGCAGGTCAGTTTAATACTAAAGGAACAGGTGCATTACAATTCTTTAGTGGCAATACAGAGCAAATGCGTATTACAAACACCGCTTCTGCCGTAAACTATGTTCAAGTAACAGGGGGAGCAACAGGTAATCGCCCTGCAATATCTGCACAGGGTTCAGATAGTAACATTAGTTTAGACATAAATGCAAAAGGCACTAGTGATGTTACATTTAGGTCTGGAACAAGTGCAACATTCCAAGCAATAATGAATACAGGTGGCGATAGTTGGTTAGCTGCTAATCGCATGACAGGTCTTGCTAATTTAACAGCAACATCTGCTTCAGCATCTAATGTGGCAATTTCATTACAGACTAAAGGCACAGGTGCTATAGACCTAGCCGCAGGTAGTAGAGGTATAAATATAAGTAATGGTGGAACAGTAACAGCTATTACTAGGACATCTTCAGGTGGCTCATATACATCTATTCCATCTGTAGCTATATCTGCTCCAACAACCGCAGGTGGTGTTCAGGCTACTGCAAGTGCAGCAATGTTTATACAAACAGTAAGTATTGTTAATGGTGGAACAGGATATGCAGTAGGTAATGTCCTTACTGTAGTCGGTGGAACAGTAATTACTGCAGCAACTCTAACAGTTTCATCTGTATCAGCAGGTGTAATTACAGGTGTTACAGTTACAACAGGTGGAACATCTTATACAGTATTGCCATCTAATCCTGTGTCTGTCACAGGTGGAGCAGGTTCAGGTGCTACATTTAATGTTACATCTTGGGCTGTTTCAGCAACTATTACTATTGGCAACGCAGGTTCAGGCTACATAGAACAACCTACTGTATCCTTTAGCGGTGGTGGTGGTAGTGGTGCTGCGGCTTATGCAAGTGTTGGAAACACAGCAACTATTAAAGGTTTGTATGGTGGTGCATCACAGATTCCAATTCAATTTGCAGGTCCTTGTGGCAATTTACTTCAAATTATGGAAACAGGAAGCACATCTTCCCCAGTTCCTCTTGTTGTTAAATGTGGTGCTAGCTCTACTCAACTATATCCTAATGGTTCAAACATACCATTACAATTTTCAAGTAGCGGTACAGGTGTATTAAACTTTTACACCAATACTTTAGCACAAGAACAACTAAGAATAACCCACACAGCATCAGCAGTTAATTATGTGCAGGTGACGGGTAGTGCTACAACTGTCAGACCATTAATATCTGCGCAAGGCTCTGATACTAATATTGGAATGACTTATGGAGCTAAAGGAACAGGTATCCATGCTTTTACAAATGGTAATGGAACACAATTAGTGTTACAAACAGGTTCTACTTCTTCTGTAAATCGTATTGAAATTACTCCAACAATTACAGGCGCTGCTCCAATTATATCTGCTGGTGGAACAGACACTAACATAGACCTAGCACTAACACCTAAAGGAACAGGTGTGTTAAGATTTGGAACATTAACAGCTACAGCAGATACAGCAATATCAGGATACATCACTATTAAAGATAGTGGTGGAACAACTAGAAAACTAGCGGTAATAACTTAACGAGGATAACATGGCATTAATTAAATCAGTAGACACAGACTTTGGTATTCCAGCTACATACTGGAACATAGGAGCAGTTCAAGAAGACTTTAAAGGTAAAGGCACAGAAGTAACATTCTATGGCTACGCATCTAAAGAAGCTCGTGATGCAGGCAAACAACCTTTATCAGCAGGTAAAGTTCAAATTGCAGGTGATGAATATGTAGCAGGTGCAGATAGAGCAGCACTATACGCTATCATCAAACAAAAGCCTGAGTTTGAAGGTGCGGAGGATGATAAATAATGTCTGAAGATTATGGAATGCGTCATGGTGGCGCTGGTAAAAAATATACTGGATGGAAAGGCGAACTTAAAAGATTAGATAATCCTAATCAAGTATCTACAGAGATTAGCACTACTGTTGGACTGAATGGTAAAGAAGTAGAAATACCATTAATCGTTCCAACATTAAATAAAAAGGAACTAGATTTTTTATTAAGCGTTGATCCTAAAAGTAAAGAGTTTGGAGCTAAATTGCCACCATCAGTAATGAAAAAAGCAATAGATCATGCAGTCACTAGAATGAAATTAGGCAAGTCACCATTTAAAGAACCTGAGGATGATGAATAATGGCTGGATGGGAAGATTTAGAACAAGCACTTCCGTTAGATGTAAGAGATGTATCACAAGCAAGAGAAGATTTAGATAGGTTAGCATTAAGAGTTTTTGGTAGTGAAGATGGACAGAAGCTGTTGGCGTGGTTACGTCAAACAGTTTTAGAGCAACCAGTTGCTTTGCCTGGTAGCGACTCAAGTTATGCATACTATCGTGAAGGTCAAAATAGTATAGTGAGAGACATTGAAGCAAAGTTAATTAGAGCAAGGAAAATGTAATGATAGACGAAAATATCGAGCCTAGTGGAGATGAGGAAGTATCTCAAGAAACTGGCCTACTCGACAGCGCATCAGTTGAAACAGAAGCAGTAGAATCAAACCCACAAAAAGCGGAAATATCACATTTAGAAAGTAATGACGAAGATGATGATGGTCCGCTAGAACGACCAGATTGGTGGCCAGAGAACTTTTGGAAGAAAGACGAAGCAGAACCAGACTTACAGGCCATGGCTAAATCTTGGTCTGATCTAAGAAAACAAATCTCACAAGGTAAACATAAAGCACCAGCAGATGGTAACTATGATGTTGCTGCGTTTAAAGATATCCCAGCAGAAGATCCCGTACGTAATCACGTACTATCTTGGGCAAAGGAATATGGCGTAAGCCAAGCAGCTTTAGATGACCTTGTAGGCAAAGTTGTTGAAATGGGATTTGAAGCTCAACAAACAAGCTCTGTTAGCTTGGCAGAAGAAAAGAAAGCACTTGGTCCTAATGCTGATGCCCGTATCAATGGCATGGTTAAGTGGGCTAGTGGTTTAGTTAATAAGGGTATTTGGAGTAAAGAGGACTTTGAGGAGTTTAAATACATGGGTGGTACCGCTAAAGGTATCGCTGCATTAGAGAAACTTCGTGGAGCTTATGAAGGTCGTGTACCTACAGATAGCGCTCCAGTCCAAGGCGCTTTATCTAAAGAGGAACTCTATGCTATGGTAGGAGATCCTAAATATCAAACAGATCCAGGATATCGAAAGAAAGTAGAAAGAATGTTCCAAGAAAACTTTGGATCACAGTAAGACTCCGTAGTTCGTGTCTGACCCGCTTCGGCGGGTCTTTTTTTGCCTTTTACGCAAAATACTTGCACAAATTTGCAAAATATGCTAAAAATCGTACAAGGCTCATTGCATTCGCAACCCTTCACACAAGTCGTCTTGTCGTTTGGCTATCGTAAATAGCAAGCACTGGCCCAGTTTTTTGTCTGGCTAACCAAAGCGATAAACTTTATTTTTATCAATTCTAGGAGAATAACATGGCTATTGGATTATCAAGCGCTTTTGTAACCCTCTTTGATGCCGAAGTTAAACAGGCTTACCAAGGTAAGGCTCAATTAGTTGGTGCAGTTCGCCAAAGACGCGGTGTTGAAGGATCAGTAGTAAAATTTCCTAAAGTAGGCAAAGGTGTAGCTACTTTACGAGTACCACAAACAGATGTCACACCATTGAATGCTGGCTGGAGCCAAGTAACTGCTACTTTAGCAGACTGGAATGCAGCAGAGTATTCTGACATTTTCATGCAACAAAAAGTAAACTTTGACGAAAGACAAGAGTTAGTTCAATTAGTAGCTAACGCTATTGGTCGCCGTCAAGACCAAATGATTATTGATGCGCTTACTAACTCATCAACATCATTAACAGTATCTAACGATATTGGTACATCAGACTCTAACCTTAACGTAGCTAAACTACGTGAAGCTAAACGTCTATTAGACAAAAACAATGTACCACCAGAAGGTCGTCATATCGTTCTTCATGGCAACAACTTATCTTCATTACTTTCAGAAACAGCAGTAACTTCTTCTGACTTTAATACAGTTAAGGCTCTTGTAGCTGGTGAACTAAATACTTTCTTGGGCTTCACATTCCATTTATTGGGTGACAGAACAGAAGGTGGTTTACCAATCGATGGATCTTTAGATAGAAAAGTTTTTGTATTCCATAAAGATGCTGTTGGTTATGCAGAAGGTATAGCTCCTCGCACAGAAATCAATTACATTCCAGAAAAGACTTCATTCCTTGTGAATGCTGTATTCTCTGCGACTGCAACTGCTATCGATGCTGAGGGTATTGTTCAAATCACATGTCGTGAAACAGCATAATTAAGGAGATCATAACATGGCTTATTCATCAACTGGTTTAAATGCAGCTGGCGGTCAGTCTAAAGCTGGTAATGCTCCACAAATTTGGACATATTCTAGTGCAGACGCAATCGCTACTGTAAATACAAGCGGTTATTTCAATGATGCATCTTCTTTACTTAAAGTAGGCGACATCATTTATGTTTACGATTCAGCAACTCCTACAATGAGCATTGTATTTGTATTATCAAATGCATCTGGCGTTGTAGACGTATCTGATGGTTTAACAGTAACAGCAACAGATACTGATTAATCAGTATTTTAAGTAGTATGTAATATGGGTAAGGTGGGTGTTTAGACACTCACCTTATTCTCACATTTGGAGATAGAGTATGGCAGCTGGAGATTCAGCATTATCAGTATGTTCTGATTCATTATTAATGTTAGGTGCAAAACCTATTGCTGCATTCAACGAAGGTACAGATGAAGCTAACATCTGCGACTATATCCAGACATCAGAGATCAAGCGTTAATGGTTTATCCTTGGTCATTCTCATTTAAGAAAGTGCAATGTGCTAGACTGGTCACTACACCAGTTACTGAATACAAATATGAATATCAACTACCCGCAGATCGTATAGGCTCACCAAGAGCTGTATATGATGCTAATGAGGTAGGCTCTCCCGTACGCAATGAATATAGAATTATGGGAGATAAATTACTTACAGACTACGAAGAAGTATGGGTAGACTATCAATACTCTGTAACAGAATCATCTATGCCTACCTACTTTGTTCAATTACTTAAATATCTATTGGCATGGCATTTATCTGTGCCTATCACAGATCAAACAGAAAAAGCTCAATATTGGCAAACTGTTGCAGTAGGTACACCAGGCGAGAATGGTCGTGGTGGTTACATGAGACAGGCTATGAATATTGATGGTCAAGGACAACCCGTAAACGCAATACAAGACTTCTCATTAATTAATGTGAGGTATTAATGGCTCGCTTTGTTACCATTCAAACTAACTTTACTGCGGGTGAAATAGATCCACTATTACGCTCACGCATAGATATTAAGTCATATGAGAATGGTTTAGAGACTGCTCAAAACGTATTGTGTCAGCCACAAGGCGGTATTACAAGACGCAATGGTTTACGTTATATCAATGCATTACCTAACAGTGGTACTGAATCTGCTGCTAATGGCGTTAGATTAGTTCCATTTGAATTTTCTACATCAGATAGTTATATGCTTTGCTTTACACATAATCGTATGCATGTGTATAAGAATGGCGCACTCATTACTAACATTAATGGATCTGGTAATAATTATCTTGATACATCAGGCGTATCATTATCTTCTGGTAAATTAGCTAATATGTGCTGGACACAATCTGCTGACACACTTATTGTTGTGCATGAAGATTTAGCTCCAATAAAAATTGTACGTGGCGGCACAGATGCTACATGGACTGCATCTGCTATTACATTTGACAGTATTCCTAAATATGCATTTACATTAAGCGTTACCAATCCAGCTGGCACATTAACGCCATCTGCTGTATCAGGTAAGATTACACTGACTGCATCATCATCTGTATTTTCTGCTGGCTCTGTAGGACAATATGTAAATGCTGTGCCACAAGGTAGAGCTAAGATTGTTAAGTATACTAGCGGTACATCTGTAGATGCTATTACAGAGTTTCCATTTTTTAACACATCAGCTATTGCTAATGGATCATGGGAATTAGAAACTGGCTATGAGGACGTATGGTCAGTATCACGTGGATGGCCTAGAACAGTTACATTCCATCAAGGTCGTTTATATTTTGGTGGATCCAAGACTAGACCATCTACAATATGGGGATCTAAAGTTGGTATCTTTTTTGACTTTGAAGGTACAGAAGGATTAGATGACGACTCAGTAGAAGCTACATTAGATACAAATACATTTAATGCAATTACAGACATTATTTCTGGTCGTGATTTAATGATCTTTACAACGGGTGGTGAGTTCTATGTTCCACAAAATGGTTTAGAGCCAATCACACCTACATCATTCTTTGTATCTACTACTAACAGAAATGGTAGTAAACAAGGTATTCGAGTACAACAACTAGAATCAGGCGTTCTATTTATTCAACGTCAAGGCAAAATATTATCTGAAATTGCATATTCTGATACACAATTAACTTATCTTACATCTAAGATATCTCTATTGTCAGGACATCTATTAAAGAATCCTACTCGTATGGCATTAAGACGTGCGGTGGATACAGATGAGAATGATCTATTGTTAATTACTAATGGAACAGATGGTACTATAGCAGCTTATTCATTAATGAGATCGCAAAACGTCATAGCACCATCAGAGTTTGTAACTGCTGGTGGAGAGTTTATAGATGTAGGCGTAGACATAACTACAATCTATAC